TTTGGGAAGTTCATCAGCATGGTTGTTGAACCATACGATCATTTCATTCAATTCCTCTTCGGAATAAGATTCTTTTTTTTCAGCCATAATACATAAGTTAATGTTAGTTCCGGCAAAGATAACAAAAATAGCCCCGACTCATCACGAGCCGGGGCAGTCCAATTTATAAATTTAAAGTCTTATGATGAAGCTTATCTGTTGCGCCAATGTTTTACTATCAGCATAACAACAAGCAAAACGGTTACACAAACACAGACAAAACCGATTTGTTTAAGCAACGTGGATTCTTTTTTCTCTTTTATGGTTTCTGACCGGTTTTCCTCACGGGTATTGGAAGTGGTTTCCTTGTCAGCTTTCACTTCCGTACTGTCTTTGGTTGCAGTTTCCTTCCTTTTATTCTTGCTGAAATCACCTTCCACATGACCGTCTGCCAATAACGGAGGTTTTCCAGTCAGACTGTCGGGCGGTTTTCGGGTATCATAGATACGGAAATCAATTACATAGTTACCATTAGTGGTAATGAGTTCGCTCAAAGACGTACTTGATCCGTGTACGATATTGACAGATTCACGTGTACTATCTTTCTGTATAATCTTAGTGTCTGACTTGACA